TTTTATCACCTAAAACATTTTTTGTATGTTTTTCAACTTCTTTAAATAGTATTGCATCCTCATTAAACTTTAATTCCAATTTAGGCAAATTCAAATCATTCCTTTGGCAAATAAAAAATACTCGTTCTCTTTTTTGAGGCACTCCCATACTTGCAGCATTTAATAAAAATAACTGCACTTTATATCCTGCAGCTTCAAACTCCTTTTTAATCCTGTGAACGTATGCCTTTGCATTACCCTGAATTAATCCTTTTACATTTTCAGCAATTACAACTTTTGGTTGCAACTTTTTAGCAAGTCGTATGTAATCAAAAAATAAATCGTCAAGACGTTGCTCAGCTTGTCCTTCACGAAATACTTTTGTTTTACCCCAATCTTTTTCTCGATTGCCTGCCATGCTGAATGAGCTGCATGGTGGTGAGCCATCTAAAATATCAAGGTTGTATAAATCTTCGGGAAATTCTAACCTATTTGCAAAATCCCGAATATCCTCAACAAATAAATACTTTGGATTGTGATTGGTTTTGTAAACATCTGCAACTTCAGGGTCAATTTCAACACCGCCTAAGTGTTCAAAGCCTGCTAACTTATATCCCATTGTTGAACCACCTCCACAAATAAACGTGCCAAATACTTTCAGTCCATTGCTTTTAGGATAACCGTCAGATAAATTCCACTTATACAAAAATCTATGCTTACTCATTGCCAAGTAATTTCATTAAGGCTTGTTCTGGAGTTGACGCTATTTGCGCTAACTGTTTTTTTACTTGCCAGTATTCGTCCTCGTTAAAATTCAGTTTTAGGGTCATTGTAGCATCTAAATTGTCTACATCAATTTCCTCATTTTTGTCTGAATAGTCAATCTCTGCTGGGGCTTTCCAAACGTCAAGTCCCCATTCTTGCAGTTCTAATTCATCCCATTGGTTCGCCAACATCTCCCAATCCCACTCCCCTCCGCTTACGTTGTCCTTGATGATAAACTGCCTTTGCTTGTCTTCGTCCCAATCCACCATTTCAATCGGCACTTCCTTCCATCCTGCTTCGCGCATTGCCTTCAATCGCATATTGCCACCCAACACGACCATATCGGTATTGACCACGACAGGCCGCACCTCGGCCATCTCGGGAAGGTCTTTAATGGACTGCACCAGCTTCTTAAACTTGTCATCCTTGATGATGCGCGGGTTGTTTGGGTTCGGCTTCAATTGACCGATAGGTACTTTTATCATACTTCTACATTATTCATTATGTCGATTATCTTCTCGCAAATCGCCACCTTCGCGTGCAATGCGTTGGGTGCATCGCAGTCGTTTAGGCTGTCCAATATGTTAGCCATATCGGTCATCAGCGCGCCAATGTTCACGAGCTTGCTCATATGCAAATCGTGTTCTTCTTGTTTGCTATTTTTCGTCAAGTTCGCCAAGTTCTCGTAGTTTATTTCGTGACCATGCCAGTGCGGCCTTGCCACCCCAAAGCAGGTAGCTGATGTATCCGCAGTCGCTATTTGAATCAGCGTTATCGTAGTAGGTTTCCGCACGGCTCAGATAGCTGTGCATCCGCTTGATTGTTTCAAGGCTGATGCCTTCACCTGATGCAAGTTGTTGCGCCCTGACCTTGCCAGTTTGTGTCGCGCACTTGTTGCCATTGCGCTCGTTTAGTTCGATGCCGCGCCTCGCGTTGTTCCTTACACCCTGACCGTAGTCAGCGTAGGTGTCGGCAAACTTCTGCTCATACTGCGAATTGCAGACAGCATAGCGAGTCGTGTTGTCTGGAAACTCCGAACGCGCCTTCTCATCAGCCATACATCGCTGGATGAAGTCGGTCTTGCTTTCGTTATCGCTTGGCTTTGGTAGTGGCATTGTCGTTTACATTAAATACCACTTCGCGCTCTTTTACACAATGCTCTGCGTGTGCTATCAATTCAGACAGGCGGCCAACGGCGCAGGTTGCGCACCACCAATCCGTGCGCGGAATGCCAAGGCTCACCGCCGCCGCTTGCAGTGTGTTCACCTCCGCAGGGGTCAGTCGTAGCGACTTGGTGGCGTGGTACAATTCAAGTTTCGGCTTGATGGCCAGCACATCGTAAATCAGGGTTGCGTTCATTCGGTTAGCTTGATGATGATGATAGCCAATGCCGCAGATGCCAAGCCAACAAACGGCGCGAAGTACAGCGGTTGGTCAAAAAGTGACAAGCCAAATCCTACCCAAAACGCAAGGCAAGACTGGCAGGATAAAGGCTTGAATCGGCTAATGCGGTAGTACCACTTCGGTAGTACGTTATACCTCTCCATCGCCAATGCTGTCAAAGCCGCCAATAAAATCGTTGTAATCATCTTGTAGTGCTAATTTAAGTCGTTGCCTGCATAGGTCAATCGTGTAGCAGATTGAACGGTATGGAATGCCTGTGTTGCGGTTGATGAGCTTCTTGTTTCCCAGTTCCAGCCATAGCAGGAATAGGTTTTTGTCGTACGGGTATTTGCCTGCCGCCGCCCACTTGTCCATCTCTGCTTCGGCTTTGCGATACAGGTGGTCAGGTACAGTGCTATACTTCTCATCCACCTGCTCAACTTCACCCAAAGCCACGCGCTCTTCGTTGTGCCTGTACTTGCGCTGAAATGGCGATGTCTTGCCTCGGAATAGGTTGATAGCGGCGCGCACGATGTAGAAGGTGAGCGCACCAGACGCGTGTAGCTGTTCAACGCGCTCGGGCCTCTCGTAGCAGTAGATGACCAGTTCGTGTTCGAGGTCAGCGGCATAGTCGCTTGTCGCGATTTGCCTTGCCACCTGTCGGAACACTCCGTCATTGTACAGCTGGTGTATGATTGCGTTTGCATCCACATTGTGGGCAAATATACTGATAGTTACTTGGTGTGTTGTTTATTTGATGCCTTAACGGTTTATCAATTTTATGTGAATCACTTTCGATTGACTTTATATATTCTTTTATTTGATTTTTGCTTTTGTTCATAAAATAACCTATTGTAGATTTTTTCATTTTCAATTTTGTGTACAAACAATAACTTAGAATTTTAGTCGCATAAACGACATTTTTAGTGCGTTGTGGCCCTCTAATTTCTTCAATAGTTACGCCAGTCGCTTTTGTGACTTCTTCACAATAGTAATATATATTTTTTACCATTTTAATTTATGTTTATTTAAGTCATACGCCGCTGAGTTGAATGTTCATCAAGTCGCAAAATTCCTTTGTGGTTCGAATGATGTGGTAGGTATAGCCTTTGCTTTCCACCAGTGCCTGCCAGTTCTTCTGGGCTTCGCTTTGCCTGCCTCCATCGACTTTGAACTCGATGAACTTCACGCCGTCAGGGTGAAGGTAAGTCATATCCGCAACGCCAGCCACCAGTCCCATTGTTTTGAGCAGTGAGCCGTTTATCGCGTTGCGCGGGTTGTTGTGGTTCATAAACAGCAAGCCATATTCAAGCGGCTTGCATAAGCAGAATAAGCGATAGCAAGCGCGTTGCAGGTCGCTTTCAGAATGGCGTTTATTCATTGTCATAGGTTTCATTAAAATTACAAACACAAGAATCAGATGTAATGTCAAAATTTATTTGTTCTTCAACTGGTAATTTGGACAATTTCACATAGTAGTCGATTGATTTTTTACCCCTAAAAGAAGTGTCGTTATATTTTACTTCCATACGCTTCCACCAATCGACAAAGCGTGTGCCATTGCGAATTATTTCAACCAAATTCTTGTCTGACTTTTTCCAACACAATTCGCAGTTTCCAAATTTGTTGTGTATTTCTAATTTGAAAGGCTGTTCATTCCAAAATTTAGTCATGTCATTTTGTGTTTTTGGATATTGAAAATCAAGGAGTAAAGGGTATATTATCTTTGTGCTTGCCCTTGCTTCTGCCATACTGATGCGGTGCGGTGTATCCTCGTGCCTCATTCCAATCGCCATAATGTAATTATTACGACCAAACAAATCATTGGCGCATTTTTGTATTGGTATTTTTTTTAGTACTTCTGAACAATAAGGTGCTGATGAATTTGGCAAGCCATTATAAGTTCCTTTGCTTTTATGCATAACAGCTTGCTCAAAAATCTTTGCTTCCATATCTAATTCATTCCATTCTTTAATTTGATAATTTACACCAACACCCATTTCAGATGAATAAAGGCCTTCGACCTTTACTATTTCTATGCCCCAATGTTTTTCGCAGTTGCGTAAAAAATCAATCGTTTCAGGTCGTTCCATTCCTGTGTTTGCAAAAATGTACGCTTTTTGAAAATCGTCATATTTAGGATGGGTTTGAATGTGTCGCGCCATCATCGCGCTACTCCTGCCTCCACTGATGGAAACAACTATATTTTTAGAATGGCGTTTGGTCATCGTCTTTGTATTTAGGTGGGAAGATGGGAAGGTCAGTGAATTTCGTTAGGTGGTCGTAAAAATACATTTCAGCAGTGCCGCACATTCCGTTGCGGTTCTTGGCTACAATCAACTCCGCCGCCTTGCGGTCAGCCTGCGGATTGAAATACGCTTCGCGGTGTACAAATGTAACCGTGTCCGCGTTTTGTTCAATGCCGCCACTGCTTCGGATGTCAGACAGGATTGGCCTCTTGTTCGTTCGGGATTCCAAACTTCGGTTCAGTTGTGATAGCAGTACGATTGGGATGTTCAATCGCTTTGATGTGATTTTCAAGTCTCGTGTCAGGTCTTCAAAGAACTTGTTGGTGTCGCCCGCTTGCACGCTCGTTTGCGGTGTCATTATTTGCAGATAGTCGATGAAAACCACGTCAGGCTTGATGCGGTCGACCTCGGCATTCACCACGTTGATGTTCACCATCCCTGCGTCAATGATGTGCAGTGGCAGGTCTTTAATTTGGTCACTGGCGGCAAATAACGCCTTGACTTCGCTTTCCAGTAATTCACGCGGGTTCTTCATTATGTTGCCATTGCTCACCCCTGTTTCTGCGGCAAGGATGCGCGCGGCAAGTTCGTCTGCGCTCATCTCCAACGAAAAAAACGCCACCTTCTTTCCCTGCTTGGCAATCTGAACCGCCCAGTTTACGGTGAACGCGGTCTTGCCCATCGCAGGTCGCGCGGCAATGATGTTCAACGTTGATGGCATTAGCATTCCCAGCACTGCATCCAGCTTGCCCCATCCACTGCTGATGCCCAGATTCTTGCGGCCTTCCTTGCGTTCAATCAGGTCTTTGAGCAGTTCACCCATTAGCTTGTCAATCTTCTTATTGGATTTGGCAAGCATTGAACGGTTGATACCTTCCACGTCAATGGTCAGGCTGTCCAGCACTTCAAGCGGGTGCGCGGTTTTGTTCATCATCGCACTGGTGGCTTTGTTGGTCACGGCGTGCAACCTGCGCAGTAGGTAGCTTTCAGTTGCCATCAGCATCGGCGTGTAGATGTCGGTCAGGCCAAGCACCGCGCTTTCAAGGCTTATCAGGTACTCCATCGGCTTGGCGATGTGTTTGGATAGCAACAGGCTCACGCTGATGTAGTCGATGACCTTGCCTTCCTTCCGTAGGTGCATCAGCACTTCGTACAGGTGCTGGTTGTTTGGGATTTGGAAGAAGTCGGGTTTGTTTTCCAGCCACGCCGTTGCTTCGGGCATTGTGTTTGGCTGTGCGAACATCATCGCTATCAGCATCGTTTCAGTAGGGCATTGTTCCATCGGGTAGTGTTCCGTGTTCGTCAAAGTAAAACCTATCTTCACTTGTGATGGTATGCGACCAGTGCGGCTTTTGGGTGATGTTCTTGTAGGCCACCCAGTTGGCGAAGTGCCGTTTGTACTTGCTGAATGTACTGTGTTCCACATCCTTCAACTTCAAGTCCGTTTCGAAGTCGTTCACCTGCTTTTCCAGTTCCTTGCGGTCGCAGTTCTTGCTCATCATAAACGTCTCGCAGAACATCTCATCTGCAAGCAATTCAGTTTTGAAATCAGGAAATTCAATAACCATCCCTTTTTCTTTATCTTTCTCTTTCTCTTTCTCTTTATCTTTCTCTTTAGGTTTTTCAGTTTCTAACCACTGGTTATTTGGTTCGAAACCACTGGTTTCAGGCTTTGAAACCACTGGTTTTCTTCCGCCCTTCTTTCCGTTCAAATAGCGTTCTTGATTGGCGTCAATCTGCGGAACGATTAGCGCCCAGATGGGTAGCAGGTGGGTTGGTAGTTCGGGTGCTTGTTGGTTTATGCCGTAGCCGACAATGGCGTGAAACATCCGCAGTTGGTCATCAGGCGGCAGGTAGCTTATGGCAGTGTGAAAACTTTCGTAGAATACAAATCCGTTTCTCATTTTTTGTCGTATTGATAAATTGCCCCCATATTTTCTTTAATGTCGGCAAATGAAAAAGTTATAAATTCAGTACCATCATGATTATATCGTTGGGTGTAGCAATCCATAAAATGTAAAAAGCGAATGCTTTGAACGTCAACCATTCTGATTTTTATCAGTTCGGTTTCTTCTTCATTCATATAAGCATAGAAATACATTTGCGCCTTGCCTTCCATTATCTTATCTATTTCGGTTTTGCCTCCGTTCAATGATTTACTACGGATAGTCAGGTCATTGTATTGTAAATATTTGTTCCTTCGAATCCTTATGGAAATAGTAAAATCCATTTTGTAAATCATATCGTAGGAAAAAACGCTATCCTCATATTCTGACGAAGGTCGTGCCTTGCCATACTTTTGGTGTAGTGCTGGAAGCGCCAAACCAATGTGTTGATTTATTTCGTCTTGAAAACGATACTCAAGGTTTCTAAAGTTATCCATAGATATAGTGATTTGCGATTTTATACATTTCTTCATCCAATTCAATTCCTAAGCATTTGGCATCCATTTGATTGCATACTTTAATGGTAGCGCCCGAACCCATAAAAGGGTCAACAACAAAATCACCTGTCTTGTAGCTTACTTCCATTAACTGTTTAATAAGCTGGTCAGGCTTTTGCGTTGGGTGAACCATTACGCTGTTGTGCAGTCGCGGCACGCTGATGATGTTGCCCCTGCGTATGTTTACATATTTCTTGCCCTTTACTGCGTAAATAATTATTTCCGTTTGATTGCCCCAATCATTATCTAAATCACCGCTACCCTTGTTCCCTTTGTCCCATACGATTGGCGTCTTGATGTCAAAGTACTTTCCAATGATGTGCTCAAATTCAGTAAACATTTTCCAGTTCGTAAATATGTACAGGTGAGCGTCTGCGGCTGTTTTGCTTTGAAGCAACTTGCACATATCGTCTAATAGCTTTAAGGCTTCATTTCTGCCATCATTAGCCAATCCGCGTTTGGTTATACTGTCATCGTAAATTGAGCGATTAGAATGGTAGCTAATGCCGTAAGGAGGGTCAGTAATTACGATGTCTATACATCCATCGGGTAGTTCTGATAATATCTGCAAGCTGTCGCCATTCCTGATGTTGCTTGCTTCGATTGGCAGTTCTTCAATGCGTTCGTTTATTTCTGCCCTGCGTTCCTGCCGCTGTTGAATTTTCTCCTCCTTCTTGATTTGCTGATACGCTTGGTTGATGCTTACCTCGCCTGTTTCCAGTTGCGATTTAATTTCGGGCGTTGCCTTGGCTTGGATAACTTTTACGCGTGATATTGTTTGGTCACCTACGCCAGCAATCTTACCAAGTTCACGCCGCGTTTCAATAGGGTTTATACTTTCCGGTGAAATCACCGGAATGTCTGTTCTGGTGCCTTGATTCGCCTTAGCCTTATCTCTAAACACCTGTTCAAGTTCCAACGCTAATACACTGCGCTGGTAGTTGCTTATGTTTCTTCTACCAAACTGGTTTAATATCATCCATTCTTTGCAGGCGTTTAGGCTTTCAAATTGAATCGCCTTTGTTTGAAATGGCAGTTCAAACTCCTCGGCAATAGCGTAGCGGTTGTGTCCATCTACGATAGTTTCGTTCCACGTTACAATAGGCTCGCGGATGCCGTCCTTCAAAATGTTGGCTTTCAGTTGCGCCAACTCATCGGGTAGTAATGGCGGTATAAGCGCCTTCAATTCAGGATTGATAATCAGGTTTTGTTTCATATAAATTGGTTTAAGGTTATTGCAAAAAAAAGCCCCGACAGGTACCAGCTGTCGGGGCAAGCCAAAGGTAGCGGCTCGTCTTACGTCAACAACGCGCTGGCACCAGCGTTGCTAACTCTGTCACAAATATAGAATAAATTTGCGACTAATCGTCCTCCGTGTAACGCTCCTCCGCAATATTGTTCATCGCTTTGTAGCAGGTTTTTTCGGTGAACGTTTGCCCAACCATCAAGCCAACAAAGGCCTCGATGATTTCGCTTGCTGTATGCTCATTGCCTTCCATTTCGGTTGAACAAACACGCCCATCAATTTGCAGGCTAATCTTGGTACACTGGTTAAAATGGTAAGTCGCCACTGCTGTTCGGGTTAGATTGTGGATAGTTAAAGTGGTCAGGTGCTGGTGCTGGTGCTTGCTTCGGCTGTACGCCCCCTGCAAGGAATTCGCCCTTCGCTCCGTTCTTGACCCACAGGCTTACGCTGTATTCCTGTCCGTTCAACAGCAGACTGCCCTTCCAGCGCGGAGCGTTGGCGTTGGCTGATTGGTTGGTGAACACGCTGATGTCACCATCTTTTTTTTGGTAATTGCTCATAGTTTGGTTTGGTTTAAGGTTTGGTTAGAATA